GTGGGTTGGTGTTGATGTTGAAGAATTAAAGCAAGCCATGGTCGACGCATACCAAGGCTTAACAGTTGAAGACTTTGCTCGCGGTGTGAATCGCATGAAGCATGAACAATGGCCACCGACAATTCCTGAATTCCGTTCTTGGTGCGAACCAAAGACCGATGACTGGCTTGGCTCACATGAAGCATGGGCAATTGCTGAAAAGTCGATTGGCTTTGATGGTCAGGAATTAACAGTAATTTGGACTGAACAAATGGCTCAAGCATTCAGTCGTTGTGAAGACTTGGTTAAGACTGGTGATAAATACCAACGTGCTGAAGCCAAGAAAATCTTTTGTGATGCTTATGACCGCCTTGTTACTCAAGCTAAAGACCAAGGTTTGAAGCCGATTTATGTGACTTCGCTTGGTACTGACAAAGATCAGCAGATTGCAGCGATCAATCAGGCGACTGTAGACGGCTTTTTAACTGCTCCCGATGCAACTGCACTGCTAGAGCATAAACAGACCAAATTAGAGCAACTGAGTGAATCTGAGCGATATAAAACGATAGCTCAGGAAGCACTGGCAAAACTTGGACCACTAATTAAGCGCAATCCGATTAACAGAATGACGGAAGAACACAAGGAGCCGCAACCATGGGAGTCAATCGAGGACGAGCATATTGATCCGTTTGACAACTTCGAGGAATACAAAGCGGCACTACGGGCTGAGCAAAAGCAATTGCCGAATGCGGTGCGTTTTATGGATAAGCAAGTAGGGGGTGGGGTGTGAAGGAATTCAACTTAATGCTCGGTGACTGCCTTGAGCGAATGAAAGAAATCGAAAGCGGTACCGTGGACATGATTCTTTGTGATTTGCCTTACGGTACCACTTGCTGCAGCTGGGATGCTGTCATTCCGTTTGAAAAATTATGGCCTGAGTATGAGCGAGTCATCAAAGAAAATGGTGCAATTGTCCTGTTTGGTGCACAGCCATTCACCGCAGTACTGGCATGTTCAAATCTTAAATTGTTCCGCTATGAGTGGATATGGGAAAAATCATCAGCTACAGGCTTTATGAACGCCAAAAAACAGCCATTACGCGCTCATGAAAATGTACTGGTTTTTTATAAATCCCAGCCGACCTATAACCCTCAAAAAACTTATGGTCATGAGCGTAAAACTGCTAAGCGCAAGGATATTGGTTCTGAACATTACGGCAAACAATTAAAAATTCAGGCGTATGACTCAACTGAGCGGTACCCGAGATCAGTTCAGTTATTTAGTTCGGATAAGCAGAAACAAGCATTTCACCCAACACAAAAGCCAGTGGCTCTATGTGAATTATTGATTCGCACATACACCAATGAAGGCGAAACAGTGCTCGACAACACAATGGGTAGCGGTACCACTGGCGTTGCTTGTGTAAATACGGGTCGTCACTTTATTGGGATTGAGCAAGAAGAAAAATACTTTTTGGTAGCTCAGGAGCGAATTGCTTTAGCTGGTACCGAAAAAGATCGTCAACCAGATTTATTCGGGGGTGCAGCATGAACGAAATCCTTCAACAAAGAATTGAATCTGTGCAAGCAGGTCGAAATACAACTCATGCTCAGCTTGAAGCTAAACGCAGTCTACGTGAGCAACTTGATAGTGATCTTGAGGCTTTCTTAAAAAATGGCGGAAAGGTGGAGACTTTGCCACGCGGTTATTCGGGATTAAGCGATGTGCTTAAACCAACTCAAAAAATGCGGTCAATCATGTCTGCATCGATTGTTCAGGCTAGAGCATTGAGTAACAACCCAAGCGTGATTGCCTGGAGAGAAGCGAAAGAAAAAGGCTTAAAACACTTTCACGGAACAGCGTGTGTCACTTGTGGTTCAACGCTTCGGTATACAAGCACAAGAAGCTGTTTCTCATGCAACAAGGCTTCATCACTACGCAGAGCAGAGCGCATAAGAAAGGAGTGTCAGGCATGAACTTAATCGAGAAAACAGAATTAAAGGAATGTGACCATGATTGGGAAAATATTTCCACAGTTGATAGTGCTGAGCGCCAGTTGATCTGCACCTATTGCTCAGAACGGAAAACAGAGTCTTTTGATGTGAATGTAAAGCGGTGGTCGGATGAGGAAACTGACCATTGTAGTGATATTGCTAATCACATCTCGCCACTAACCAAGGTGATTGAACAATGAAAGCAGGCGACCGCGTAAAAGTAGATTTTATTGGTGAATCCGCAACGATTTATTCAGGCAAACGCTTCACTGGGTACGGTGTATTAGACCGAGTTGAAGATGGTCGGGTATTTGGGCGCTTAGATGATGGAACGCCTTTCATGTGTTTGTGTGCTGATGTGGAGGTGGTTGAGCATGAGTGATTTTGAAAAGTGGTTTGAGGATCAAGACTTCTACACAAACATGCGATTCATCCATGGTGACAAGCTGTTTGATAAGGATAGTGATGTTTATCGAGTGTTGTCGGTACAGATGTCTTATCAGGGTTGGAGCACACAACGTCAGCGCTCTAAGGATGAATTTGTCACACTCACTCAAGAATGGCACACCAAGGGCTGGAATGCTCGTCAGGGTGAGATTGATGACTTAAAAGCCCAGCTCAACAACATGGAGGCTTGTTATATCGGGAAGAAGAAGCAGGTTGAGGCTGTTTCGCAAGTGCTTTGTGAGCTCAAGGAGTCTTTAAAGGATTTTCAGGAAATGGATTTATATGACAAGGGGCATCGAGTTACCACTGAGTATGTAATTGCTGATTTAGAACAAGCCCTGCGAGGTGCTAATGACTAAATACAACAACAAGAAGGTGGTGCTTAACGGCATCACTTTCGATAGTCAGAAAGAAGCAAGGCGCTATCGGGATTTATCACTGTTGGAGCGTGCAGGGGAGATTAAGGGTCTGGAACTGCAAAAGGCGTTCATTTTGGCTGAGTCGGTCAAGTTTGAAAGTGAGCCAAGACGCAAGCCAGCAGTGAAGTATGTCGCAGATTTTGTTTATCAGGAAAAAGGGCAACTGGTCGTTGAAGATGTCAAAAGCAAGATGACGCGGAGCTTGCCAGTTTATCGCTTAAAGAAACATTTGATGAAGTCAGTACACGGTTTAGAGATTAGAGAGATTTAGGGGATTGGGATGAATGCAGTAACAGAGAAATTTGAACAATTTGAATGGTTGACCCATGGTATTACAGCTAAGTCGCCAAACTTTGAACCACAAGCACATGGCACTAGGGAAAAGCCTTTGAATTACGAAGATCGTTTAGGTGCCATTGCGAGCATGAAAACCCAGCTGGCGAAGTCGGTTACTTCATTAATTGTCTTTGATGGGAAGTGTGAAAGTGATTATGAGTATGTGCGTATGCGCCTAGTAAATATCATGCTTCAAAACGCGGTGGCTGATAAGAAGCGAGAGCCTGAGCAAATTACCATGAATCACTTGGCTTACTTGATTGCGCGTATGGTAATTGATTTCTCATTAAATCCCGAGCTGGAGGGGAATTTTACAGCGCAAGGACGTTG